CCGCCCGGCCTTCTACTCGCTCACTGATGAAATCCGTGCGAGACTGCTTGCCGGAATAACCGGAGGAGGGGACGAATGAACTACGGATGGCGGAAAGAACCCCTCCTTCCGGTGTCACCGCGTATGAACTACGGGCAGATGCGCATGGCGTTGTACAAGGTCGCACCCGATCTGCAAGTGTCCAGTGCCCTGCTGCCCGGCAAGCTCGATGGAATTTACTGCCTGGCCACGAACACGGCGCTCATCGACCGGCG